CCCGTTGGTCAAGTGGTTAAGACACGGCCCTTTCACGGCTGTAACATGGGTTCGAATCCCGTACGGGTCACCACAGTTGGAGGCTTAGCTCAGCTGGTTAGAGCGCCTGCTTCACACGCAGGAGGTCACTGGTTCGAGTCCAGCAGTCTCCACCAAAAAAGCCTTGAAACTCAACGGTTTCAAGGCTTTTTCTTTTTACCCGATTCCGGTTTTGTTAGTAACGTGCCTGTAACAGCCGCTACGATCGTATCGGGGTCAATATGGGTGTAAATGTTTGCAGTAGTAGAATAATCTGCATGGCCGAGAACTTTTTGAAGGATTTCTGGCGGAAGACCTTCCTTTACCGCGCGCGTGGCGTAAGTGTGGCGCGTGGCATGGGGGGTCTTTTTTTCTATCCCGAGGCGGGACAGCAAGGGGTAATAATCGCGCTTTCGGTAATTTTCGGGGGAATGCTGGCCCTCATAGCCGGAGAGCAACAGTGACCCAGTCGCTTTGGATGCGAAATACGCAAAGTAAGGCTTGCCCTCACGCCGAATCGGAATTACACGGTTACGCCCCGCTTCCGTTTTCTCACCGCCAATCACGTAGGTCTCGTGATAAGATGCGACGGGAAGGGAAAATAGCTCACCGATGCGCATGCCGGTCGACAGAAGCATGAGCACGATCTTCGCTGCGTCGCTGCCGTTGGATTCCAGCTTTTCAATATCGCCATCAGTGAAAATTTCCTTTTCCTTTTTCACGTTTTCGGGAAGTTTGATGTAATGCGCAAAATTTGTCACGCAAATCTCTTCCCGCATGGCCCAGTTTGACATTTGTGTCGCGAGCTGCTTATATTTCGAAACGGTGGAGTGGGACTTGCTCATATGCTGGTCAATAACCGCCTGAAAATCCGCTGCGCGCAGATCGCGGAATTTCTTGTTGTGCAGCGGGGCAAAGACATCAAATGCACGATCATAAGACTCTATCCCGCTTGAGCCGATCTCGCGGTAGTGCTCCGCTTTCCACGCATCGAACACCTCGGCAAAGGTCATATTGTAGCGCTCGTCCAGAGGCTTACCAGAGAGCCGTTCCAGCGCCTCCAGCGCGTCAGACTTCTTCGGGTAGTATCCGATAATGACTCGATTCTTTGCAGCGACCCACGGGCGCGTTCTGCGCCCTGAGAGCTTATATACCGTGCCGGTTCCGTTGGCGCGCTTAAGCGCCTTGCGCTTTTCAGCAACCTGTTTTTTGCCGCAGAAAGGACAAAACAGCGCGCCATCCGGCAACGCTGCTTTACATTTGATGCAATTCGCCATGTCAGCCCCTCCAAAATCCGTAATCTATACAATGAAAATCAATGTACACGCACCACACAGCGAGAAAAGCGATGATGAGGAACATGAGGGCAATTACGCTGTTTCGGATACGGACCCCGCGCCGCATGATCTCGATGGTATCTGCCTTTGCGTCAACGTGGCGTTCCAGCTCGTCGTTGCGCGCTTGCAAGGTTTCCTCGGTCGGCGTCAAGTGTTCGGAAATGCCGAACACTTCATCAAGCGATATGCCGAGCACCTTGCAGATCGGCGCGACGGTATAGATGGACGGAGCCTTTGACAGCTTTGAGAAAAAGTTCTGGACGGTGGACAGCGGCACACCGGAAGCGTCGGAAATGTCCTGATAGGTCAGTTTTAGTTCTTCTTTACGGATTCTGCACAGCTCTTGAATGTTCATTTACATCTCCTTAACTTTTCCGGTTTCCGCCTGTTTGGGCGGCCAAAAGCGGGTCTGTCGAACGCGGTCGAATGCCGTCGTGTTGCAAAGTCTTGGCATTGAAGTGGTAAGGTAAAGTGCGATAAGGTCAAAGCAAGCAGCGGCGACCGCTCCCCGCTGCTGCCGAAAAGCCCTCGCCGGTGTTGCAGAGGCGGCGAGGGCTTTGCTTAAATATCCGGGAAATAATCTTTCGACACTTCATCGGTGCTCATATTCCCGTTGGATACTTTATAGAGCGTTAGCGTCCACCCGTAAACCATTTCGTCATCTGCGGTGAATTCAAACGTTTCGTTGCATTTGAAGTACTCGGTGCTTTCTCCAAACTTATACTCTTTTCCGTACCAGTCCGGACCATACGCATAATAGATCGCGTATGTGCCGAGCGGCACATCTACTTCGGCACTTCTTGCCGACACGAGGAAAGACATTGCCCCGTTGGATATTGCCTCTCCGTCGATTGGTTTTAACACGATATAGAAATTGGAATCTCCAGCGGTTTGCACTGTCAAAGGTGCGACCTGATCGCCGGACGGGTATGTGACAATCTGCCCATTGCGAAAGCTCACAGGTTGCAGTGGAACGAGCCTGCCGCCTCCGCTACTAACCGTTTCAGTTGGAGTCTTTACTGGCGGAGAATCATTCATGTCGGGCTCGTTCAATGGCCCGGAACTTTCGATTGAAAGCCAGATGACCCCGCAGATGACGAGCGCGAAGCACAATGGTTTCAATGCTGCCAGCAGAAGGTTGACTTCCGGAGAGGGCCTCTTTCTATTCAGTTGCTTCCGCCTGTTTCGCTTGGCTTCGGTTTCTAAAACCATTTGCTGATAGATGCGGTATTGCTCGACGGTCATACCCATCATGAATGCGTCGTATTCTTCCTGCGTCATTTGCGTTAGGTCGGTAGATTCGTCAAATTCATCAACTGTTGGTTCAACGGGATGATCATGGATATCGCGTGAGGTGGATTCCGGCTCAACCTGCGTCGAGGTTTCTGATACCGCCTCATCAGGGGCAGGCTGCTTTGACTTAGAGGACACCGCCTTAATGACTTTCTTTACTTTGCGGTACTGGTAGTGCGCTTGCTTTTCAAAATAATTCGGGTCAGTATATAATCCCACGTGCAAGACCTCCTAAAACCATTCCCCGTGGTGAAATGCACCGCGGCGCGGTATATGATAAGTGAAACTATTTACATACGGAGGATACATAGATGAAAGACATCGACAGCGAAATCTTACAGGCGTTCCGCGATCTCAGCGATGAACAGAAACGGATCATTCTTGATTCTTTAGCGCCTGCAACTGTGCCAGCAGCATCTTCTTTTGATCGTCCGTAAGCGTGCGGACATATTCCATTAACTGAGATTCCATCGGGGAAAGGCCGACGTCCTTCGGGACGGCGGTCTCTTTTTCTGCGCCGAGCACGCGGTCGACAGTCACGCCGAAGTAGTCCGCGATCTTTTGGGCGGTGTCGGTTTGGATATTCTTCTTCGTTCCATTTTTTAGACCCGTCAAAATGCTCTTGCTCATGCCTAATTCGACACACATTCTGCCCGGTTTTACTCCGCGCTCATCGCACAATGATTTGATGTTGTTGTAAATAGTACACATATAAAAATACCCATTTTGTACAGGCTGACAAAAGGTGCATTTCCGTGAACAAATACGTTGACAAGTTCACGCTGATGTACTATTATAAATACCGTAAGGTTCACGGCGATGCACTTATTCTGTTTGGTGGTACTCACATTATAAGTACTTTCCCGCGAACTGTCAAGAGCCTTTTGTGATAGGGTGAGGCAAACGCGCGGTTGAACGGCTTCGTATGAGAAACGGGTGCGCTGTCCGCACCGCTGTCCGTTCAGTTACCGGGAACACAGGAAATTAGGCATGAAGCCTGCGATAGCCGAAGTGGCCTGCATGGGCATCACCCCTTTCCGCACGCGCAGCTTTATTCTATCACAAAAAGGTTCTCTAATTCAAACTATTTGAATGGAGGGAATGACTTGTTTTACGAACTGCTGAAAGAAGTGTGCAAGAAGAAGCACACGACGCCGAGCGCCGTATGCGTGGCGCTCGGAATGAGCAAAAGCAATGTGACGGCGTGGAAGGAAGGGAGAATCCCGAGCCTTTACACGGTGATGCACATTGCGAAGCACCTGAATGTGCCGGTGACGCGGCTGATCCCGAAGGAGTAAGGAGGGAGCAAAGATGAAGACGATCCAGACGATGGACTTGAACGAGTGCGCTGCGTATCTGAGAGAACACGGGCTGAGTATCTCGAACGAATCGCTGGCAGACGGACTTGAGCAGCGGGTTTACCCCTTCGGCGTGTGCATCCGCGGCGGCAAGCGCAGAATCTTCCAAATCTACACTCGCCTCGTGAACGAGTGGATCGCGGAACGGGAGGTGTGAGCATGAACGGTTACACGATGACACTGGCCGTCATCGGCGCGGTGGCGCTGGGCGTATGGTTTGGCCGTGCGCTCGACTGGTTGGAGGGCAAACGATGAAGAAGCACGACAAGCGCACGAGAGAGCAGCGCAAGGCCGATGAATCGGCACTGTTCGCGGCGGCGTGTCTTGGCGCGGCGATCCTCTTGGTTGCGATCGCAATCCTCGCCACCAGCGCGCAGGCGGTCGAAGCACCCGAGGAATCCCCGGAAGCCGTTGAGGAATATGACCCCGCGTGGGACAAGCCTGCGATGGAAAGCGCCGTGTGCAACGACGTTTTTCTCGGCGAGTACACGATCACAGCTTATTGTGCGTGTTCCCGCTGCTGCGGCGTATGGGCTAATGGCTACACCGCGACCGGCACGCTGGCGACCGAGGGCCGCACGATCGCCGTTGACCCGAAGGTGATTCCCTACGGAACGCATGTCCTGCTGATCTGGCCGGACGGCACGCAGCACAGCTACATCTCCGAGGATTGCGGCGGCGGCGTAAACGGCAACCACATCGACGTGTTTTTCAATGACCATCAGGCGGCGCGCGTCTTCGGCGTGCAGAGCGCGATGGTGTATTTGGAGGCGGAGGAATGATCTATCGCTGCACCTGCTGCCACCTCATTTTTGACGAGCCGGACGTCGTCCTGCATCGCGTGAATCTGGACGGGGAGCGGGGATACCAGACCGAGAAAGAGCTTTTCTGCCCGGAGTGCGGCGCAGAGGAAGCCTATTTCGAAAACTACAGGGGAGACGAAGATGAAGATGCAGAAAATATCGACGCGCGGCATGAGCCGCGAAGAATGGCTTGAAGAGCGGCGAAAGAGCCTCGGCGGCAGCGACATGGGCGCTGTGCTCGGGCTGAATAAATACCGTTCGCCCTACACGGTGTGGGCGGAGAAGACCGGCAGGATCGGCGAAGAGCCGGAAAACGAGGCCATGCGCGTCGGGCGAGACCTTGAGCCGTATGTGGCAAGCCGCTTTGAAGAGGTGAGCCGCAAGGGCGTGCGCCGCATGAACTACCTGCTGCGCCGCGAGGATTGCCCTCACCTACACGCCAACATCGACCGGCAGATCCTCGGCGAAAGCTCCGGCCTTGAATGCAAGACGGCAAGCGCGCTGAATGTCAAGCGCTACGAGGGCGGGGACTTTCCTGAGAGCTACTATGCGCAGTGCGTGACGTATCTTGCCGTGACCGGCTGGCAACGCTGGTATCTGGCGGCACTGGTGCTGGGCAAGGGATTCTATTGCTACCAGATCACGACCGTTCCCGACGATGACGTGCCGAAATGGTGCGAGAGCAGCGTGTATGTCAGCCCGGAAGAGATCGAGGCCGTCAAGCGCTGCGCGGAGGACTTCTGGCGCGAATACATCGAGGCCGACAGCCCGCCGCCGATGGACGGTATGGAGAGCACGACGGAGACGATCACGAGCATCTACGAGGGCGGCGGCGGCGAAGTCGAGCTGTTCGGGCGCGAGGGTCTGATCGAGCAGTACCAATACCTGATGAGCCGCAAGAAAGCCATCGAGAAGGACGCGGACACTATCAAGCAGCAGCTGATGAACGACCTCGGCGACAACGAGACGGGGTTCTGTGGGCGCTACACGGTCAACTGGAAAGGGCAGAGCCGCCAGACGTTCGATGCGAGGGCGTTTGCTAAGGATCACCCGGGCATGGACTTGAGCGGCTACTACAAAACGACAAATTTCCGCAAATTTGCGGTGAAGGAGGACAAAGAAAGATGAAGGAAGGATTGATTCAGAACGCACAGGGCGCACAGGCTGTCAAGGCAGGAAAGCCCACGATGCAGCAGTACATCAAGCAGATGGAGGGTGAGATTGCCAAGGCACTGCCGAGCGTCATCACGCCGGAGCGCTTCACGCGCATCACTCTTTCTGCACTGAGCGCAAACAAACAGCTTGCGCAGACCACTCCGCAGAGCTTCCTTGGCGCGATGATGACGGCGGCACAGCTCGGCATGGAGCCGAACACGCCGCTTGGGCAGGCGTACCTGATTCCGTATCGCAACCACGGTCAACTGGAATGCCAATTCCAACTGGGGTACAAGGGGCTTATTGACCTCGCGTACCGCAGCGGTGAGGTCAGCATCATTCAGGCGCAGGTCGTTTACGAGAACGACGAGTTTGAATATTCCTTTGGCCTTGAGCCGAAACTCAACCACAAGCCCGCCAGCGGTGAGCGTGGCGAGCCGAAATTCATCTACGCAATGTTCCGCACGAAAGACGGAGGATTCGGCTACGACGTGATGAGCGTTGAGGATGTTCGCAACCACGCGAAGCGCTTTTCCAAGGCCTACAGCAACGGGCCGTGGCAAACGAATTTCGAGGAGATGGCGAAGAAGACTGTGCTCAAGCGCGTGCTCAAGTATGCGCCGCTTAAGAGTGACTTTGTTCGCGCGGTGGCGCAGGACGAGACCATCAAAACGAAGATCAGCGAGGACATGTATTCTGTGAGCGATGACACGGTCATCGAGGCGGAGAACTTCACCGTGGACGAGACGACCGGCGAGGTCATCGAAAGCGACGGTGACGCACAGTGAGCATGAACCGCGTGTGCCTGATGGGACGCATCGGGCGTGACTTGGAGCTGAAAAAGACGAACAGCGGCGTATCCGTTGTGTCGTTCCCTCTTGCCGTTGACCGCAACGGCAAAGAGGGCGGCACAGACTGGATTGACGTTGTCGCATGGCGCGGCACGGCGGAGGTGCTCTGCAACTACGCTGATAAAGGTCGCATGATCGGCGTCGAGGGGCGCTTGCAGATGCGCGACTGGACGGACAAAAACGGCAACAAGCGCAGGAGCTACGAGGTGCAGGCTGACAGCGTGTATTTCGCAGACAACAGGCGCTCGGAGGACAACAACACTGCCGCACCGAAATACGCCGCAGAGAGCGCCGCAGGCGGCTTTGCAGAGGTCAGCGAGGACGACGGCGAGCTGCCGCTTTAAGGCGGTGAGACGATGCCGAACAGACTGATTAAAGAGACCATCCGCACCAGCAAAAGAATCAACAGTCTTTCGGATTTTGAATTTCGCGCGTGGACGTACTTGATTACATACGTCGATGACTACGGGCGGGGCAGCGCAGACCCAGAACTTTTGAAAGGGTTCGTGTTTCCCCGTCGAAAGGAAGTAAGGGAGCAGGACATCCAAAGGGCGCTCGCCGCGTTGGAACGCACTGGTAGCATTCTTCTCTATGAGGTTGCAGGGGAACCCTATTTTTGCTTTCCAAACTGGAGCCAGCACCAGAGGATACAGACGAAGAAGTCGAAATACCCCGCTCCGTCGGATGATGATATGTCACGGTGGGCCACGGTTGATCGCGGTGGATCACCGCATGAATCCGAATCCAATCCGAATCCAGAATCTGAATCCAATCCGAAAGATTATTGCGCTGAGCCGCAAGCGGCTGGCGCGCCGCCGGTGATTTCTTTACCGCTGAATGACGGAACCTTTTTCGACGTGTCGGAGAACGACAGGGCCAAATGGTCGCAGCTCTATCCGAACGTTGACGTTCTGCAACAGCTCAGAAACATGGCGGGATGGTGCGATGCGAACCCATCGAAGAGAAAGACGCGCAACGGGATAAAACGCTTTATCACTTCTTGGCTTGCCAGAGAGCAGGACAAGGGGCGCGGACCTGTTGTGCCTGCCCAGCAAGGGAAAAATGTTCAGCCGAGCGGAAACAATGGCTGGATGAAAGACTTCCTGAAAGGGGGCTGAACGCCTATGAGCGGGTATCGCGGGGGCATTTTCAAGTGCCCGTTTTACTCGCGGGACTACCGCGACTACCTCAACTGCGAGGGCGCACAAGTCAAACTGCCAAAAGAAGAGCTTGACGAATACACGCGGCGCTACTGCGCCAACGAAGAATGGCGGCGCTGCCCGATCGCCCGGGCGCTGACGCTGCACTACGAAAGGACGGAGAACCGATGAGCGAAAGAAACAGAGACAAGGTAAAACGGCTTGAGCACGAGCTCGGCAGATACCAGAAAAAAGTCGGCGAGCTGATGAAACTGAACGCGCAGCTTTCCAAGCGCGCCAGTGGCGTTGCCGAAATCAGCATTGCAACCGACGCGCTGCTTGCACAGGTGGCGATTGCCTACGGTGAGGACGCAGTAGACCCCGACACGGGGGCGGTCATCGGCAAACGCCTGATGCTGCCGAAGTTCGACGCACGGGAAACCTATCGCAAGTACGAAGTGCATGCCAGAAGGGACGGCGAAAATTACATCATCGGCGTCGGTTTGCGGGATGATCCTGCGGACGGCAAACGAGAAGCCACCGGGGACGCACCTGAGAGCACGCAGGAGCGCTCGGAATACGAAAAACGTGAAATGACACCCGTGGAGGATAAAAACGCGCAGAGCGCGTCTCATGGCGATTTGCAGGAGACCGACGATGGCACTGACATCAGCTGACCTTGCACGGCTCGGACCGCAGGCGCAGAAGCAGGTGCTTGACAAGTTGGCAGGCATGAAGAAGCCGAAGAAGAACAAATACGGCAACCGCAAGGTCGTGCGTGACGGTATCAAGTTTGATTCCGAGCGTGAGGCGGCGCGGTTCGGCGAGCTGAAAGTGCTGCGAGCGATGGGCAGGATTCGCGATTTGCGGCTGCAAGCGAATTTTACCCTCGTGGAGGGATACACGACCATCGAGGGCGAGAGGATCAAGCCGATGGTCTATCGCGCGGATTTTACCTACGAGCGGGAGACCGAGCCGGACTGCAACGGCACGGTGCACTGGCTGCGCGAGGTCGAGGACGCGAAGGGCGTGAAAACGAAGGACTATCTGCTGAAAAAGAAACTGATGCAGGACAAGTACGGCATCACGATCCGCGAGGTGTGAGATGAGCTTTGAGCACTGCCATAGCTGCAAGCCGCCAACGCGGCACGTAGGCTGTCACGGCGATTGCCCGTACTATCAGGCGGATATCGCCAAGGACAACGAGGCGAAGGAAGAAGAAGCTCGCCAAACGCAGGAACGCGGTGCCTATTGGGGCGCGCGGCAGTTTAAGACGAGGCGCTATCAACGAACGAAATGAGGGAGCGAAAAAGATGAATGCAAAAGACACTGCGGAGCGGATCCGCAACCTGAGAAAAGCAAGGGGCATGAGCCAATCGCAGTTTGCCGCCATGTGTGGCATTGAGCAAGGGCAGCTGTGCAATTACGAGTGCGGGCGCATTATGCCGACTATCCCGCTGTGCGAACGTATCTGCGAAGCCGTAGGGATCCGTGTGATCGACTTTTTGAGCGAGGATAAAGCGCCGAAGGGGCCTATCCCGACCGAGCAGCGCATCGGCGAGCATGTGAAAGCCCTGCGGTTGATGCGTGGGATGAACCAGACGGAACTTGCAGACAAGTCCGGCGTCACAGACAGAACGATTTCGTCTATCGAGCGCGGCGAGCGATACAGTATAGTCACAACGTATCTCTATCTTGCCGAAGCGCTGGACGTGTCCATCGGGGCACTGTTAGGAGGGGAATGATATGAGCCGATTTGTTATGAGCAAAACGCCGTGGGAGCGCTGCCCGTATCCGGGCCTCAAAGCGGCGCTCGAAAAGACCGACTACAACCAGACCACGCTTGCCGATGCGACCGGCATTTCGGCGACCAACGTGAGCCGGTACGTCAAGGGCGATGTGGATGTGACCGTGCGGGCGTTCCTCGCGTTGGAGGATTTGACGGGGATGACGTTCCGGGAGCTGTTTGGAGAATGCGAGGGGAGCCGTGGAAGGGTATAGCAATCAGCCGATTCCGAAAGAGGCGGCGAAACAGCTCTTAGCCCTCGATCTGGAAGACAAAGAAATCCTAACTTACGAAAAGCTCGACCAGTGGTACACCGCGTGGAACGGAAAGTGCTACGTGTCGTTCTCAGGCGGAAAGGATAGCACGGTGCTGGTATACTTGGCAGCGCGATATCTATCAAGCTTTCGATCCCCGCCATATCCGCTGACGCTGGTATTTGTCAACACGGGGCTGGAATACCCGGAGATACAGAGGTTCGTGAACGAGTACGCGGATTGGCTGCGTGGAGAGTTCCCACGAATCACCGTTGAGCTTGTGCGGCTGCGCCCGAAGATGAATATCCGGCAGGTGGTGCGGAAGTACGGGTATAGCATCGTGAGCAAGGAGGTTGCGGCGTATGTTGAAGAAGCAAGGGTAAAGCCTGACGGACGATCTGCGGCGCGGCTTCGCGGCGAATATTTGCGAAAGGACGGCAAACCGAGCGAATACAACTGCGAAAAGTGGGAATTTCTGCTATACGCACCATTCGCAATATCTTCAAGGTGCTGCGGAGAGATGAAAAAGAGGCCGATGAACGCCTATATGAGAAAAACGCAAAGAGTCCCTACGATGGCGACAATGGCGCAAGAAAGCCGCTTGAGAACTAAAGTTTGGCTGAAAAACGGTTGCAATGTTTTTGAAGGGAAACACCCAGCAGGGAAGCCCATGAGCTTTTGGACGGAGCAAGACGTATTACGGTTTATCGTAGACCGGCAAATCCCTATCGCAAGCGTCTACGGCGATATCGTGGCCAGCGACGGCGAGAACGACTACACCGAAACGCTGATCGACTGCAAACTACACTGCACGGGATGCCAGAGGACAGGGTGCATGTTCTGCGGTTTCGGGGCGCACCTTGAAAAGGGCGAAAACCGCTTCGAGCGCATGAAGCGCACGCACCCGAAGCACTATGACTTTTGCATAGGCGGCGGCGAATGGGACACGGATGGGCTATGGAAGCCAAACGAAAAGGGCCTCGGCTACGGTCGGGTTCTGGATTACATCGGAGTGAGGTATTGAGATGAAGGTTTTAGTTGCCTGCGAGGAATCGCAGGAAGTGTGTAAGGCGTTCCGCGCGTTTGGGCACGAGGCGTATTCATGCGACATTCAGGAGCCGTCCGGCGGCCATCCTGAGTGGCATATCCTGGGCGACGCGTTGGGGGCCATTAAGGGTGGCGCCGTTACCACGATGGATGGGGCGGCACATGATGTAGGCAAATGGGATTTGCTGATCGCGCACCCGCCGTGTACATACCTGACTGTTACCGGGAATCGCTGGTTTAACACGGAAAGATATGGGGAAAAGGCGGTCAGACGGTTGCAGTTGCGGGAAGAAGCTGCGATGTTTTTCCTGGCCTTTGTAAATGCCAACGTTTGTAAAATCGCGGTAGAAAATCCGGTCGGATATATGTCTACACACTATCGTAAGCCTGATTGTATTATCCAGCCGTATGAATTCGGACACCACGCAAGAAAAAAGACTTGCCTATGGCTAAAAGGCTTACCCGCTTTGCGACCGACAAACATTGTAGATGCGGGAGATATTTTGCCAGGCGGATACAGTGTGGGGGCAAGCGCAAACTATGCAAAAGACGAGACCGGTAAGATTATGCGATGGAATGACCCGCGTACGGCAAAAGCAAGGAGCAAAACCTTCCCCGGCATCGCCAAAGCTATGGCGGAGCAATGGGGCGGAGACATTAGGGAGGACGAAGCAGAATGAACAAAGACTTAATGTTTTCATCAAGATCTGAAATGTGGGAAACACCGAAAGCATTTTTCGACGATCTCGATGAACTGTTCCATTTCACGCTGGACGCTTGCGCAACGTCAGAAAACGCAAAATGCGAACGCTATTTCACCCCAGAGATGGACGGACTGAAACAGGACTGGGACGTCGTTGTGTGGTGCAATCCCCCATACGGACGCGGCGTTGGGGCGTGGGTAGAGAAAGCGCATCGAACCGCCGAGGAATCAGACGCAACGGTTGTGATGCTGCTTCCGGCGCGGACGGATACCGCTTGGTTCCACGATTACTGCTACAACGACAAATATGCAACCATCAATTTCGTGCGTGGGAGATTAAAGTTCGGCGGAGAAAAGAACAGTGCCCCATTCCCAAGCATGGTGGTGATTTTTCGCCGACCCGCGAAAGCGCTACATTAGGGAGGCTCAGAGAGAGCTTCAAATTTTAACAAAAATCAGGAGGAATTTCATCATGAACAACAATCAGGACTATATCGTTCGCTGCGACTGCGCAGGCGTATTTTTCGGAAAGATCAAGGAGAGAAACGGCTCCGAAGTCACCATGACTGATGTGCGTAAGCTGTGGAGCTGGGATGGCGCATGCGCTGTGGAACAGCTCGCACAGGACGGCACAAAAACACCGGGCAACTGCCGTTTTACCGTGACGATTCCGTGGATGACCGTGCTGGGAGCAATCCAGATCATCCCGTGCACGGATGCTGCATCGGTGTCGCTTCGAGGCGTAAAGGAGTGGAAGAGATGACGCTTGAGGAGAAGACCAAAGCATTCCTGACGGCAAATTCCGGCTACGGCGACGGCGACGGCTACGGCGACGGCTACGGCTACGGCGACGGCTACGGCTCCGGCTACGGCTACGGCGACGGCTACGGCTCCGGCGACGGCTCCGGCTCCGGCTCCGGCGACGGCTACGGCTACGGCGACGGCTACGGCTCCGGCTCCGGCGACGGCTACGGCTACGGCTCCGGCGACGGCTACGGCTCCGGCTCCGGCGACGGCTACGGCTACGGCGACGGCTCCGGCGACGGCTACGGCTCCGGCTCCGGCGACGGCTCCGGCTACGGCATTAAAAGTTTCAATGGAGAACCAATCTATCGAATTGACGGCGTAAATACGCTGATTCGTTCCGTGCGCGGCAACACCGCGCATGGGGCAATCGTGAACGCCGATTTGACGCTCACACCGTGCTATATCGTCAAGCAGGGAAATGTTTTCGCACACGGCGAAACGCTGCGCGAAGCAATGGAAGCGCTGCGAGGCAAGCTTTTCAAGGATATGCCGGAAGATGAACGCATCGACACGTTTCTGCGAGAAACAGACCGCGAGAAAGCATATCCGACACAGTATTTTTACGACTGGCATCACCGTTTGACCGGCTCATGCGACATGGGCAGAAAACAGTTTGCCCGCGACCACGGTGTTGATCTCGAGCACGGCATAATGACGCTGGCGGAGTTTTTGGAGTTGACAAAAGACGCTTATGGCGGCGATGTGATCCGAAAAGTGATTAGTAAGATGCAGGAGGTGGAGTGATGAAGAGACTGACAAAATATCTCGCAAGCGGCGCAGCGGATTACAATTATCCGGCAGATTGCTACGGTGGCAATGATTGCAATGACCGTGCGGCAAAAAGCGCGTACAGACAGACGTGTGTGGAGCGTCTTGCAGCCTACGAGGACACGGGGCTGACGCCGGAGGAGGTTTTGCCGAAGGATAAGGCGGACGAGATCGCGCTGAAGCTTATGCGACTTGCTGATTTGGAAAGTTTTTGCAGCTATGACCGCCTGCGGGAGCTGGCCGAGGCCGACAAGGACGGGCGGCTGGTGGTGCTGCCGTGCAAGGTGGGGGACACGGTGTACATGATCGAGCGCATTTTTGACATTGATAATGGCGTATGCGATGAGATATGCGCCAGAAAGGTAATAGGATACGGCGGGAACAATCTGAATAAATTGTGGCTCATAGGGAGCGGAGGCATATGCAACGTCTCTATTTTCGTTTCGGAGTTTGGCAAGACCGTATTCCTGACCCGCGAGGAGGCGAAGAAAGCATTGGAGGCGATGAAGAAATGAGTAAGGCTGTCATGCTGAGCATCCGCCCCAAGTGGGTGGAGAAGATCGCCAGCGGCGAAAAGACGATTGAGGTGCGCAAGACGCGGCCAAAGATGAACACGCCGTTCAAGTGCTATATCTACTGCACGCCGCAAGGCTGTAACGAGTTTTTTCGAGTTGATCTTGGGGGTGATGTTGCCAAGTGGAACCGCGGCAAGTGGGCAGACCGCAAGGGCAAGGTCATTGGCGAGTTTACCTGTGACCGGATTTATGAGCTTGCGCCTCTCAACCATGCACCGGATGACGTAGAAAAGCAAGCCTGCCTGACACGGGAAGAAATTGTGAACTACCTAAAGGGGATCGGTTACGGCTGGCATATCGTCGACTTGCGCATTTACGACACGCCGCGAGAGCTGAGCGAGTTCCGTCGAGCGTGCCCGAATAGTTGGTACTGCGAAAGCTGCGCCATGTACTGGGGAAACAACGGCACTTGCGGAAACGAGAGCTTACAGATCAAGCGCGCGCCGCAGAGCTGGTGCTATGTGGAGGCGATGAAGGATGGCAATTAGCAAATCAAAGCGTGAAGCGGTCTACAGAAAGTATAATGGGCATTGTGCGTATTGCGGGCGCGAAATCGCTTACAAGGATATGCAGGTAGACCATTTTCAACCATTGAGGGCGTGAGGGGGGGTGAGGACGCTGGAACAGATGACCTTGACAACCTCATGCCAGCCTGTCGTATGTGCAACCACTACAAGCGTGCAAATTCACTTGAAACTTTTAGACGGTACATCGAGGAGATTCCTCGCAAACTGCACGATAACTATATCTACAAGGTCGTCGTGGTTTATGGCAATGTCATCGAGGCCGAAAAACCGATTGAGTTTTACTTTTGAAAGGAGATATTAAACCATGCAGTTAGAAGCAGCCGTTGAAATTCAGAAGGCTTACAGCAAGCTCACGTCTGGGCAGGTCCCATTCACCAAGAAGAATATGTGTGCGATTTTGGTGCCACTTAGAGACAAGTACGGCCTGACGGACAGGCAGGTGCTGGCAGTTGCTCGCAACGAATTGTCCTTGGAAGAAATCATGCTGCTCAACCAGACTCAGGAGGAGACGACGCAGCATGGATAAGTACATCTACGGCGAGCCGAAGGAGGGCGCACATGCTGACGATCACGATTAAAGCCAACGTCCCCGCCGCTGACGCGCAGGGCATCAAGGAGCGCATCGCCATGGACATCGAGCGATACGGCGATTGCAAGGTCGTGAGCATCGTAAGCGACCGAAAATACGAACAAATCGGAATGAGGGGAGAACGCAAATGAACGTAAAGAAGTACACCAAAGACCAGATGGCGAAGATGGTGGAGGACGCCGCCGAAAGGCAGGAAGCGGCGGAAGCCGAGGCGGCGGAACATTTTAAGGCCGGCGTAAAACTGGCCGAGGAAAATGAAAAGCTGCGCGGAGAGATCGGCACGCTGACGGAAAAGCTCACCCAGATGCACGGCGAGGCCATCACCCGCGAGAACGTGATCGCAAAGCAGAAAGCAGACGCGGACTGCCTGCGAAACAATCTCGATGCCACCGAGGCGGCACTTGGGCGGGCGAATGCGTGCATTGCTACCATGAAGGTGGAAAGAGACCAGCAAACGAAAGACCTTTTCGCATGGCGGAAAAGCGCGCAGAATCTGCATGACGACCTTTTGAATGCACGAGAGCGCGCACACTATGCAGAAGCCCACCCATGGAAAACCCTGTGGACGTGGCTCAAAAGGAAGCTCAAAATGGCATAAGAAGAGGCAGGGCGAAAGCCCTGCTTCTTTTTGCTGCGGGAGAGAGGGGAAGGGGGGATTATAGGGGGGATAGGGAGAGAGTGCTATACGCAGGATGTATCTATGTTGTGTGTATGTAACTATACAGAGGAGAGCGCAGAAAGGGAAGAGAAAGTTTCCGCGCCCGTGGTGAGAAATAAAAGATGTCGTGTTACCGTCGGAAATAGGAAGCTCGGTTCTCCGAGCGGGGATAAGAATGCTGCGCGATAAGGCCGAGGACGGGGGGCTTGCAGCATAAAAAAGAAAGGCGGTGGCGGCATGGCGAAAATTGGGCATCCTCCAAAATATGCGACGGTTGAAGAAATGCAGGCCGTCATTGACCGATACTTTGAAGATTGCAAGGGTGAGCCAATCATCGGGGACGACGGGATGCCGATTCTCGACAAATTCGGGCAGCCGTTTATCATTCACCAGCGCCCGCCAACGGTAACGGGGCTGGCGCTCGCACTTGGATTTACAAGCCGTCAAGCGCTGCTGAACTATCAGGCGAAGAAAGAGTTCGTTGACACGGTTACGCGCGCGAAGGCCCGCATCGAAGCTTACGCAGAGGAACGCCTTTTCGACCGAGACGGTCAGCGTGGCGCGGAATTCAGCCTGAGATACAACTTCCGCTGGGTAAATGACGAGAAGAAGGACGACGGTGGAGAGAGTGTGTGCGGGGTGGCAGAGCTGCCCGCGGTAATGCCTGTTCCGCAGGACGCGGGAGGTGATGCGAATGGCGAAGCGTAGCGTGGTATGGAAGCCGCAGCCCAAGCAGGCGCTCTTTATGAGCCGCTGGGAGGACGAGGCTCTATACGGCGGCGCAGCCGGTTAGGCGGGGGGAAATCCGATGCGTTGGTCATCGAGGCATTGCGGCAGGTGAATATCCCGTATTACAAGGCGATCATCCTGCGAAAGACCCTCCCGCAGCTTGCCGAGCTCATTGACAAGACGCTGAACTACTACCCGCGCATCTATCCGGGCGCGCGCTACAATGGCAGCAGCCACACGTGGACATTCCCGAGCGGGGCGAAAATACTCTTCGGCTCGATGCAGTACGCAAAGGACAAGATCAAGTATCAAGGCCAAGCGTATGACTTTATCGCATTCGACGAGCTGACCCACTTTACGTGGGAGGAATACAGCTACCTCTTTTCCCGAAACCGACCGAACGGTCCTGGTACGCGTGTATACATCCGCAGCACGGCGAACCCCGGCGGTGTGGGGCACGGATGGGTCAAGGAACGTTTCATCACGGCAGCGCCGCCGATGAGGACCATCCGCGAGGATGCCGTCGTGCGCTTTCCGGATGGACACGAAGAACATCGGCAGAAGAGCCGAATCTTCGTGCCAAGCACGGTATTCGACAATAAGATACTGCTCAAGAACGACGACAGCTATTTGACGCGCCTTGCGTCGATGCCGGAGGCGGAGAAGAACGCACTGCTCTACGGTGACTGGGACACGTTCTCCGGGCAGGTGTTTACCGAGTGGCGCAATGACAGCGAACACTACCGCGACCGCATCCATACGCACGTCATCACGCCGTTTCATGTGCCGAAGGAGTGGCCGATCTGGTGCGCAATGGACTGGGGCTATTCAAGGCCGTTTGCCATCGGCTGGTTTGCGGTCGACCAAGACAGGAGGCTCTACCACATCCGGGAATATTACGGCTGCACGGGCACGCCGAACGAGGGCGTGAAGATGGAGCCGACGGCGGTTGCCCGCGAGATGAAGCGCATTGAGGCAGAAGACCCAAATCTCAAGGGGAGGAGCATCTTCCGTGTGGGCGATCCCGCCATTTGGGGTACGCAGGGCACGGAGAGCATCGGCGCTCTCTTTGAGCGCGAGCGTGTCTACTTTGAGAAGGGGGATAACGCCCGCATCGACGGTAAGATGCAGCTGCACAACCGATTCGCGTTCGATGAGAACGGCGTTCCGATGCTGTATATCTTCGATACGTGCAAAAATTTCATTCGCACGGTGCCAAACCTCGTTTACGACGAAAAGGACGTTGAGGACGTGAACACCGAGCAGGAGGATCATATCTACGACATGACACGCTATGTGTGCATGGAGAATCCCATTGCGGCACGGGTAAATAAGCCGCCGAAGCTGGTCTCGTACGACCCGCTGGACATCAATACGCCGAGCTACGACAGATACGCGTGGTTCCAACACAACTGACAGGAGGGGAAGACATGGCAGGGACGAGAAAATTCCCGCAGACGCAGCAGCAGGCCGACGCGGCTGGCGCTGCTGCGATGTTGGATGCAAAGGCAGAAGCGCCGCTTGTAGGCGCATTCCGCGACAGCGACGCGGCGATGAGCAGCGGCGTAGCCATCGGCAGCAAGGATATCGGTGACGCCGTAGAAACGCTGCAAAAGTACAAGCAGGGCAAGAGCAACTTCGAGAATCGCATTATCAGCGAGGAGCGCTGGTGGAAGCTGCGGCATTGGGAGGATATCCGACGCGGGGCGAAAGATGCGGGGGAATCGCCCGAGCCTGCGAGTGCATGGTTGTTTAACTCGATCATGAATAAGCACGCCGACGCGATGGACAATTACCCCGAGCCCGTATGCCTGCCTCGCGAACAGAGCGACGAGGAAAGCGCGCAGACGCTCTCGTCCGTGCTGCCGGTCATCATGGAATACAACGAATTTGACAGCACATACAGCTTCGAGTGGTGGGAAAAGCTCAAACACGGTGTGGCAATCTACGGCGTGTTCTGGGACAAGGAGAAAGACAATGGGCTCGGCGACATCGCTATCGAGGGTATTGACCCGCTGAATATCTTCTGGGAGCCGGGTGTTGAGGACATCCAGAAGAGCCGCAACGTGTTTACGGTGGCGCTCGTCGACCGCGACATCATCGAGGACGAATGCCCGCAGTTTGCGGATAAGCTCAGCGGCAGCAGCATTGAAACGGCGAAATACGAGTACGACGACACGGTGGACACGAGCAACAAGGTCGCCGTGATCGACTGGTATTACCGCAAGAGGACCGCAGACGGGCGAACGGTGCTGCACTACGCGAAGTTCATCGACGAGGAGCATATCATCTACGCCAGCGAAAATGACCCCGAATATGCGGAGAGCGGCTTCTACGAAGACGGCGAATATCCGTTCGTGTTCGACGTGCTGTTCCCCGAAAAGGGCACACCTGCGGGATTTGGATATACGGCCATTGCAAAGGATCCGCAGCTCTACATTGACAAGCTGTGGGGCAACATCCTCGAAACTTCAATGATGGGCAGCAAGCGCCGGTATTTCGCGAGTGAAAGCCTGAACATCAACGAAGAAGAATTCCTTGACTGGCGCAAGCCGATCATCCACGTGTCCGGACAGATCGACGAGAGCAGGCTCCGCGAGGTAACGACGCGCCCGCTCGATTCCATCTACGCGAATATCGTGCAGATGAAGATCGACGAGATGAAGGAAACGAGCTCAAACCGCGACGTGTCCAACGGCGGCACATCCAGCGGTGCAACAGCTGCGGCGGCTATTTCTGCACTGCAGGAGGCGGGCAACAAGGCGAGCCGCGATATGATTTCGGCGTGCTACCGCGCGCAGGCGAAGATCGTGAAGCTGTGCATCGAGCGCATGCGGCAGTTCTACGACGCAGCGCGCACTTTTCGCATCACGAATGAAATGCCCTACGAGTATGCGCAAATCGGCGTGAACGAGATTGGCGATCAGGTGACGGGCGTGGACAGCCTCGGCAATGACCTGTTCCGCAGACCGGTCTTTGACATCAAGATCAAGGCGCAGAAGAAGAATCCATTCTCCCGCGCAGAACAGAACGAGCGGGCGAAAGAGCTGTATTCGCTGGGATTCTTCTCCCCAGACAGGGCGCAGGAAAGTATGATCGCGCTCGACATGATGGATTTCGAGGGCATCGACAAGATCAAGAGCCAGGTCAACGAGGGCGCGACGCTCTACAACGTCGTGCAGCAGCAGAGCGAGCAGTTGCAAAAGGCTCTCGCGGTTATCCAGCAGCTTACGGGACAGGACATGGGCATCGGAATGGCGGGAGGCACGCAGAGCGGCGGCTCGACACGTAAGAGCGGCAGCAGCGGCGGAATTGAGAGCAAGAACGCCGACGCGCAGAGCGCGCAGACACCGTACATGCAGAAGCTTGCCGAACAGTCTAAGCCGAACATGGACGCGGGCAGCAGCGCGGCGATGCCGGGGGGTGTAAGTGCATGACAATGGTTCGCATCGAGCACGAAATCGGCCGCTACATGATCCTGTGCGAAGGCCATTCGGCGGACGAGAAATGCTGCAACTACATTACTGGTGTGATGTACGCTTTCGGTGGCTATGTGAAGAACATGGAAGCCGATGGAGAGTGCGAGGTCTATGGCTTCGAGATAGATGATGGTGCGCCGCGCTTCCTTATCCACTGCGGCGGTGATGAGCGCATCAAGGCGGCATTTCTTGCGGCCTGCATCGGGCTCAAGCAGCTTGAGGTCACGAGGCCGGACGCGATCTGCGTGCACGCCAAAGAAAATTAAAAAAATTTTTCTCACCCGTGGTGAGTTGGAAGAAGCCGCATGTTACGCTTTAGGCGTGCGAGTGGCTTCCTCCTATTCATACGCCCGCGAGGGAGGGGCGGCGTTTTTCTTCATCCTTTCGCCGCTCTCCCCCTCCCCTGCGGGCAATGGGAAGCGCTGCACGGCCTACACGGAGGGCCGAATATCCGCGATTTGACAAGCAGGAGGGATACCATGAACCTCAAAACCACGCTTCGCGTGATCCTGAGCCTCTTTGACGGCGGCGCTGCCGCTGCTGGGGCCGCTGCCGGTGCATCGGGCGGCGCTGAGGGAGGCGCAAGCGCACAGGGCGATACCACACAGGCAAGCTCTTTTCCCACCCGGAAGGGCAAAACGGGCGAATACGCCAACGTCGTGTTCGGCAAGCAGGAGACACCTGACGATACGGGGACCTCTTCTGGTGAGCCGAAAGGCGAGGGCGCGAAGATGCAGCAGCACGACGCCGGGGCTGCGGAAAAAGGCGGGGAAGACCTGAAAAAGGAGTTCCTTGACCTCGTAAACGGCAAGTACAAGGACGTGTACACTGCGGAGACGCAGCGCATCATCAACCGCAGATTCGGCGAAGAGAAAGCCAAAGACCAGAAGATCGCCGATTCGCAGCCCATTATCGATACACTGATGCGCCATTATGGCGTGTCGGACGGCGATATGAGTAAGCTGCGTGAGGCTTTTGAGGGCGATGCGGCGCTCAACAGCGTGCTCTACAACGCGGAAGCGGAGAATATGGGCATGAGCGTTGAACAGTACCGCGAGTATGCACGGATGCAGCAGGAAAACGAAGCGCTCAAACGTCAGGAAGAAGACAGACAGCGCCAGCAGAAAGCCGACGAGACTTATAACGACTGGATTCGTCAGGCGAGCGAGCTGGTCGGAACGGCGGACGCGCCGGGAGAGTACCCTGACTTCGACCTCAAGCGCGAAGTCGCAGAGAATCCGCGCTTCATTGCGATGCTGCGCGCTGGCGTTCCTGTAAAAGACGCTTACGAGGTATCCCATTTAGGCGACATTCAGGCTCGTAGCGCGGCGAAAGCTGCGGCGGAGATGGAAAAGCGCGTGATGGACAACGTCCGCGCGAAAGGAATGCGCCCGAACGAGAATGGAACCACTTCCCAGCCGGGGGTCATTGTCAAGAGTGACCCGAGCAAATTCACGAAGGCCGACCGCGCAGAGATCGCAAGGCGCGTGCGGCGCGGCGAGCGTATCGTATTCTGATGCCCGCCTAATTTACCGACTGCAAGAAGGGAGACAAAACTCTATGAAGAAGTTCAAAAACATTTTCATTCTGCCCGTCATTCTGAGCCTGTTTGAGGGTCAGACGAACGTGACGACCGATGCCGGTCTCTCGGGCGAGATGAAGACCTACTACTGCGACACCCTGATCGACAACGCCGAGCCCGAGCTGGTGCATGACCGCTTCGCGCAGAAGCGCAACATCCCCAAGGGCAAGGGCAAGGAGATCGAGTTCCGCAAGTATGATCCGCTGCCTAAGGCGCTCACGCCCATCACCGAAGGCGTGACCCCCAAGGGCCGTAAGCTGTCCATGACCACGCTGACCGCGCAGGTCGACCAGTACGGCGATTTCGTCGAGATTTCCGATATTCTCGACCTGACCGCCATCGACAACAACCTGCAGGAAGCGACGGTGCTGCTCGGCTCTCAGGCGGGCCGCACGCTCGACACCATCACCCGCGAGGTCATCAACGGCGGCTCTAACGTCCAGTACGGCGAAGGTCAGGTGACGGGCCGCCATCTGCTCGTTGGCGGCGAGACCACGGGCAACCACTATTTCACGGTGCGCGCCGTCCGCAAGGCGGTTCGCTTCCTGAAAACCATGAACGCCCCGCGCTATGAGGGCTCCTACTGGGCCATCATTCACCCTGACTGTTCCTACGACATTCAGGATGACCCTGACTGGAAGCGTCCGCACGAGTACAAGGATACCAGCAACATCTACGACGACGAGATCGGCAAGATCGCTGGCGTCCGCTTCATCGAGACGACCGAAGCGAAGGTGTTCCACGCGGACGATCTGACCGAGGGCGCACGCGACCTGACCGTCAAGAGCGCATCCGGTAAGGTCCTGACCGTAAACGAGACCATCACCACTGCCGACGCTGCAAAGCTGGCTGGACGTGAAGTCGTCATCGATGGTGCGCTCCTTGAGATCGAGAGCGCCTCGGCCGCGGCTGCTGGCAGCGCGACGATCACGCTGAAAGAAGCGCCTGCTGCCACCCCGACGGCGTCGACCGCCATCTATCCGGGCGAAGCCGGTGCGAAGGGCCGCAACGTCTACTCCACCCTCATCATGGGCGCGGAGGCTTACGGTACGACCGAGCTGACCGGCGGCGGTCTTGAGCACATCGTCAAGCCGCTCGGCTCTGCCGGTACGGCTGACCCGCTGAACCAGCGTGCAACCGTCGGCTGGAAGGCAACCAAGGTCGCCGAACGTCTGGTTGAAGCGTATATGATTCGCGTGGAAACGACTTCCACGTTCGATGAGACCCCGCTGACCTAACCACCAAGGGGGCGGCTGTGAACGCCGCCCCCGCTATTGAAACGGAGGAAAGACCGATGAGCGAAGCGAAGAACGCCGTTGCGGCTGTGAACGCCGCCCCCGCAGGCGAGGAGTACGTCAGCGTCCGCCTGTTCAAGGACAGCGGCAAGTACAAGGATGACCTGCTGGTGTGCGTGAACGGCGAAAGCTGCCTGATCCAGCGCGGCGTGACCGTGCAGGTCAAGAGAAAGTTCCTGTGGGCCATCCAGAACCAGATGAGACAGGACGCCTCGACCGCGAATCTCATTCAGACGATGAGCAGCGACTACGTTGAGAGCGCGAAGGCCCACAACGCGTAAGTGAATACGACCGCGAGACACGAAAAATGAGTTGCGACACGGCGCAGCAAGGGACGAAAAAGTCGCTCTTGCTGCGCCGTTTTCCATAAGAGAGGTGACAACATGGTTATTGAAAATGCTTACGCGCTCGAAGAGATCAAGCTCGGGCGCAGGGGCGAGAATCAGGCGCGCAAGGTCGTCTTTGACGTGCTGGGAAAGTGGCGCGAGGGCTATGGCGAGGGCGTGGCGAGCCTGATTGTGCAGCGAAACGGCGATGCGCAGCCGTATCCCGTGACGGTGACAGAAGAAGACGGCGCGCTCGTGTGGCTGGTATCGAGTGTTGATACGGCGGTGGCCGGTGAGGGCGCGGCAGAGCTGCGCTATACCGTTGGCGATACCATTGTGAAGAGCCAGATATATAAAACACGCGTGCGCGAAACGCTGGAAAACAGCGGAGAGGCACCGCCTCCGGCCTATCAAAGCTGGGTCGATGAAGTTTTGCGGGCGGCGGCGGATGCGGAGACGGCGGTTTCCAAGATGCCATACGTCGACGAGACCACGGGCAACTGGTTCAAGTGGGACGCCACGGCGGGCGCTTTTGCCGACACGGGTGTTGCCGCGACCGGTCCGCAGGGCGAAGTCGGCCCCAAGGGCGACACCGGCGCACAGGGACCAAAGGGCGACACAGGCTCGACCGGCCCCAAGGGCGACACGGGCGCAACCGGCGCACAGGGTCCAAAAGGCGAGACCGGCGCAACCGGCGCGACCGGTCCGCAGGGCCCCAAAGGTGAAACCGGCGCGCGCGGCCCGCAGGGAGAGCAGGGCATTCAAGGCGAGATTGGCCCCGCTGGCCCGCAGGGCACAAAGGGCGACAAGGGCGATGCCTTTACCTATTCCGACTTCACGGCGGCACAGCTTGCCGCGCTGAAAGGCGACAAGGGCGATACCGGCCCCCAAGGAGAGAAAGGTGACATCGGCGCGACCGGACCGACCGGCCCCGAAGGTCCGCGCGGCCCGAAGGGCGAACAAGGCCAGCAGGGGCAGACCGGCCCGCAAGGAGAGACGGGGCCAGCAGGCCCCAAAGGGGACACCGGCAAAGGCTTCAAGGTGCTGGGCTATTACGGCACGAAGGCTGCGCTGGACGCCGCGCAGAAAGCGACCGCAGCGGCGGGCGATGCCTACGGCGTGGGCACGGCGGAGCCCTACGACATCTACATTTTCGACGGTATTACCGGCGAGTTCATCAACAACGGCCCCTTGCAGGGCGCGAAAGGTGACACGGGGCCCGAGGGTCCGCAGGGCCCGAAAGGCGATCCCGGCGAGACTGGTCCTCAAGGCCCTGCCGGGGCGGATGGAGCCCCCGGCAAGGACGGCGCAAAGGGCGCGGACGGCCTGCCTGGGAAAGACGGCGCAGACGGTGCGCCGGGTAAGGACGGGACAAACGGACGTGACGGCGTGACGTTCACGCCGAGCATGAGCGACGACGGCGACCTGTCGTGGACGAACGACGGCGGCAAGGCGAATCCGCAGACCGTGAACCTCAAGGGCCCGAAGGGCGACACGGGCGCACGGGGGCCTGCCGGCACTGACGGCGCGAAGGGAGATACCGGACCAGAGGGGCCAAGGGGTCCGCAGGGTGAACAGGGCCCGCAGGGCAAGACTGGTCCGCAAGGTGAAACCGGCCCGCAAGGCCTGACGGGCCCGCAGGGCCCTGCCGGTGCGGACGGCGCGAAAGGTGCGACCTTTACCCCTGCTGTGTCCGCGGCGGGAGACCTGAGTTGGACGAACGACGGCGGGCTTGCGAATCCCGCGACGGTCAACATCAAAGGCCCCAAGGGAGACCAGGGCGAGCGGGGCGAGAAAGGCGATACCGGTGCGACCGGCCCGCAGGGCCCCGCAGGCCCCGTGAACGTGCCCTCCACCACCTCTCTCATCAAGGGCAACGGCTCGGGCGGGCTGGTGGCGGCAACGCGCGGCAGCGACTATATCGCAAGCGGCAACATCACCAAGCAGACGCTGGTTGCATCGGAGACCACGCCCACCGAGAACTACGCTATCAACTGGTACTTTCAATAAGGAGGCGCTGAGATGGCAAGTGCAAAACTCGGCACCAAAGCCGTCGGCAGTATCGTCAAACTGAACGTCAACGGTGCAGCGAAAGAGTTTATCGTCGTCCATCAGGGCAAACCGAGTTCTCTGTACGACGAATCCTGCGACGGCACTTGGTTGCTGATGAAGGACATCTTCGAGGCCACACGATGGCACAGCTCGGATGTGAACAATCTGGAGAACAGCACCATCCACAGCATACTGAACAGCACGCTCTTGAACGCGTTTGAGAGCAACATCAGGGACGCAATCAAGCAGGTGAAGATTCCGTATCGCAAGAACGGCGGTTCCAGTGGCTCGGATCAGAGTGGTGCTAACGGCTTGCTCTGCAAGATTTTCCTGCTGTCCGGCTACGAGATTGGCTTCACGACCAGCGATAACCCCTACTTCCCGCAAGATGGTGCGAAGCTGTCCTACTTTGAATCTGGAACCGACACGTCCGCCAACAACAAGCGTATTGCGAAACTGAACGGCTCGGCCGACTACTGGGGGCTCCGTTCACCGTTCACCTACAGCACCAGCTTGGTGTGGCTCGTCAACTACGACGGCGTCGGCGAGACCAGCAAAGCATCCAACTCAACTGGCATCCGCCCCGCGCTCATTCTTCCGCCCGACATGGAAGTCGACAGCTCCGGCAATGTCACGCCACCCCCTCCCGCTACACACAAGACCCTCGTCAATGGCACAGCCTATGAAATTAAGGGTGGGAAGTGCCTCGTCAACGGCACGGTGTACAATATCCTCAAGGGCAGGACGCTCATCGGCGGGACAGGGTATGATATCAACTTTGAGCCGGATGTGAGCTTGACGTGGTACTTCAATCAGACACTTTCAATCCCTGTTTCTACTACGTCAACCACGTTTAGCACACGCGCACACTACGAAGGAGGCTCCAAAACAATTACAGGAATCCAAATAATAAACAGGGGGGACAATCCCAACATGTCATATTTGGGAAGCGGTTTTGCCCCCACTGCATGGGACCAGCGTCGCGGGTGGCGCGACACAGCATACCGCACCATTACTTTCGACGAAGCCCCCTCGGGCGATCTTCTGGCGTGGCTGCAAGAGAACGCCACGCCGCAATAGAAAGGAGCACACATGAGTATCCACATCAAAGTCAACAACACGGAATACCCCGCTACGGTCAACGGCAACCGTACTGACCGCTCGTGGGACGGACGTGACACCAAAACCATCTACCTCACCATGTCCCACGACGCCGTGGCGGCACTGCTGCCCGACAATACGCCGTGGAGCATCGTGCAGCGCGATATGGTGGACGTGCTGGACGAGCAGGGGAAGCCCACGGGCGAGACCAAGGAAGTCGTCAATGAGTACGACAACAGCGAGTACAGTCTTGCGGGCGACATCACCGACCACCGCGACGGCACGGTATCCATTAAGATGGGCAAGCCCACGGAAACGGAAAGCGCCAAAGCGACCGTTACCGCCCTTGCGGGTGGGCCGGTCACGTATGCCCGCGCGGTGAAACTGCGCCCCATTATCGAGCAGGCAGCGGTCAGCCTGAGCGACGGCGAGGCGGCGAGCGTGCCGGAACTCATCACGGCATGGGCGTACCCCGTGGCTTGCGCTAAGGGCGACCGCAGGAGCTACGGCGGCAAGGTGTACAAGTGCCGTCTGGGTCATACCTCGCAAGCCGACTATACGCCGGACAAGACGCCCAATCTCTGGACGATCATCAACGTCGACCACGCAGGCACGCAGGCAGACCCCATCCCCGCAGCGCGCGGCATGGAATACGAGTACGGCAAGTATTACCTCGACGGCGAGGACGGCAAGACGTACAAGTGCGAGCGTATCGGCGAGGCCGCGGGCGGCAAGATCGTCTTGCAGTATTTGCCGCATGAGCTGGCGGGGCAGTATTTCACGGAGGTCTAATGTATGAAAATGCTGAAAGCTATCCGTGACGCGGATGCGCTGCGGCCTAACAAATTGAGCACGCCGCGCAAGGCGGAAATCCTCATGGGGCTTGAGCACCGAATTGCCGAAATGATGGGGGTGGAAGCCCCCACCCTCAAGGTGAGCGTGGAGGATGACACCGCGAGTGTCGAAGACATGGAATTGCTGCTGCCGGACGGCCACAACGAGTGTTACCACCTGTATTTGGCAGCGCAGCTCGACGCTTACAATCAGGACAGCGCGCTCTATGCCAACGACCACGCCATTGCCAACGAGGCGGTGGCCGATGCTATGGCATGGTGGCGCAGGACCAACCGGAAAGAAAGCCGGGGCAACTGGAAGGTGTGATGACAAGTGCCGACGACATTTCAGCTGGTGGAGACGACCTTCCCGAACGGCGAAGGCAAAGACACGCAGGAGCAGATCAACGGGGTCTACGACTACCTTTTCGTGCTTCTGGAACAGCTTCGGTATACGCTTTTCAATCTGGACGGGAGCAACATCAATCAGAATGCACTGAGCGAGTTTATCAAGAATATTTCCGAGCCGATCTACGCCAAGATCGAAGATACGGACAAGAACGTAAATGAAATTTCCATTACAGCGAAAGGATTAGATGCTCGACTTAGCGATGCTGAGGGGGACATCACGCAGCTTGACACAACGGCAAAGGGCTTGCAGGCGAGCATTTCGAACCTCGACGGCGCGATCACAAACATCAAGGCCGACGTGAACGGCATCCGCGCGACGGTAAGCACCAAGATCGACGCGACGCAGGCACAGAGCATTTTCGACCAGAGCGCGACCGGCTTCACGCTGGGCGCGACGAGCGGCGAGAACGGCACGATCTTCAAACTCAACTACAACGGCGTGCAGGTGGCGAGCACGGGGACTGTCGATCTGCACGTCAAGGCAGTCAACATCGACGGCACTCTGACGGCGGGCGCGCTGCGCGGCGGGAGCGTAAGCCTGCTGGCCGGAGATACCCCTGTCGGCAGCATGGATCTTGCCTACACGGGCACGGGGCAGGTCGGCGTCGGTCTGACGGCGACCTATGGCGGCATGAAGATGCACGCAGCGGGAAATATCTTTCTTGAATCCAAGCTGGGGCCGTTTGCATTGATCGGAAAAGACGATGCCAGCGACTACCCTGTCGTCTCGCTCGGCGGCGGCTATCTGGTGCTGAGCGGCAACTACACGTTCGGCGCTTCGCCGCCGAGCAACGCGCCGTATGGCACGGTGTTTTTCATCGAGGAGTAAGGCATGGCGAGCTTTTATTGTACGCTATCACCGGTCGACGGAGACGGGACGCAGCTCAGCGTGTACGCCAAGTTTACGGGCGGCTCGGATGATTACACCTTTAAGCGGCTCATCGACGTGCGCATCACCGGCGTCGGAACATTTGAGTTCAATTCCACGGCAGTCGGCGGCGGGGAGAGCACATTCGTCGGCACGATCACGGGGCTATCGCCGGGGACGACATACGAGTGGGTGTGCAACCTCTATTATTGGGGCGGTGACTGGATCGTATCGGATTACTCCGACGAGGGTACCGCCACAACGTACAGCGGCGGCGGTGGCGGCGGCGGAAGCAGCGCGAAGGCGGTTATCAATGTCGGGACGTATGCCTATCCGAACTGGAAGAGATACCGCGCGATCGTCAACATCGGGACGTATTCCAACACAAATTGGCTATCGGTTCGACCGGTCAACAATTACGGGAGCTATTCGCAACCCGATTGGAGGTAAAGAGCATGAATGAAAAGATCAAGCAGGAAGCGGCGCACGCGATGCGCCTGATCGGCATTTTGAACGTCAACGGTGATGCCGTCGACGTGGTGGCAGCGGTGCGACAGTCGCTTCGCAATATTGCGATGATCTGCGACGGCACGGAAGCACCGGAGAAGAAAGAAAGCGAGGGGCCGGATGAGACTGCCTGAGATCACGGCGTATATGAATCGGCGCGTGCAGCAGGAGAAATTTGGCGGGATCAACCACACATTCGGCGCGGCGGGCGGCGAGCTCTACGACATGAAAAACCTGTCGGCGCGATACTTCCCGCTTCTTGCCCCCCGTGCGCGGCGCTATACCGTCCGAAAGGGTATGGGCAAGGCGAACGGCATTTTCAGCGCAGGCAAGCTCTACGAGGTATACGGAACGAAGCTCTACATCAACGGCGAAGAGAAGACGACGGTCGCAGACAGCGAAAAGACTTTCTGTGCGCTGGGAGAACGCGTGCTCATCTTCCCTGATAAGATTGTGTGCGAAAAAGACGGCACGATCAAGCCGATGGAGGCGAGCTACGCCGCGGCGGGGCTGAAATTCGGGAATGGCACGTATGCCGACGAAAAGGCGGCGGCAAACAGCATCACGACGACCGGCGCGGCGTTCCCATTCAACGTGGGCGACGCGGTGACGATCTCTGGCTGCACAAAGGAGCCCTACAACAACCGCACGCCCATCATCCGCGAGATCAGCGAGGACAAAAAGACGCTGCGCTTTTATGAAAATACTTTCCGCCTGCCCGATGGGCAGGAAAGCATCACGGAGCCCGGAACAGTCACGCTCAAGCGCAGCGTTCCCGATATGGACTTCGTCTGCACGAACGAAAACCGCGTGTGGGGCTGCAAGGGCGACAGCATCTTTGCTTCAAAGCTCGGCGACCCGTACAACTGGAATGTGTTTGACGGGCTATCCACGGACGCGTTCAGCGTGGAGAGCGGCACGGCGGGAGCGTTCACGGCGTGCGTGAGCTACCTTGGCTACCCGTGCTTTTTCAAAGAAGACAAAATATTCAAGATGTACGGCACGATTCCGACAAACTTCCAGCTCATGTCGAGTGCTGTTCTCGGCGTGATGAAGGGCAGCCACAAGAGCCTTGCTGTGGCGGGTGAAACGCTCTATTACCTCTCAAAGGTCGGCGTCATGGCGTACAGCGGAGGAATGCCGCGCTGCATCTCCCGCACGCTGGGCGACGATGTGCGCCTCTCCGACGCGGTGGGAGGAAGCGACGGCCTCAACTACTACGTGAGCCTGAAAGAGGATGGCAAGGCGGCGCTGTACTGCTACAGCAGCGAGAACGGCGTGTGGCATAAGGAAGATGCGCTTGCCGTGGTGCAAATGGCCTATTCGGGCGGTATCATGGCCTTAGTAGACGGCGGGTGCGTGCTGCTGGGGAATCCGGCAGATATCCCGACCGGCGCAACACGCGAGGGAGCTGTTATTAGCGAGGCGGAGTTTGCTGACTATGACGGCGGCTCATTCGACGCGAAGCGCGTGCAGCGCGTACGGGCGCGGCTGGAATGCGAAAAGGGCGCAACGGTCGTGTTCCTTGTCAAGTTCGACGGCGGCGCGTGGGAAGAGGTCGACCGCTGCGGGGCACAGGAGAAAGACGTTTTCACGCTCAACTGCCCGATCCGCCGCTGCGACCACTTTAGATTAAAAATCAAAGCCACAGGAGAATACCGGCTCTATGCGCTCGAGTACGAATACGTGACGGGCGGCAGAAAGTGAGGGGACAATGGCAGATAATTTCAAACACAAGAATACAGACCTGACGCTCATCAACGATTCGGGCGACCTTGATCTCATCCGGCAGTATACCGAGGCCTACAACAAGGCATATGCCGAGGGAGACAAGGCGGGCCAGCAGGCGGCGCACGACGCGGCGGAGAAAATTCGTGCGAAGTACGACTATTCCGGCGGCGTGGACGGCAGCAAGTACATCAAACTCGGAACGGGTGCGAGCCCTGCAAAGGCTGACACGAGCTGGCTCGATAAGCTGGGCGACAGCAGCTACAACTACGATCAGAGCGGACAGATCGGCGCAAAGCTCGACGCGCTGCTGAATCGCACGCCGTTTTCCTACGACGCGGTGAGCGACCCACTCTATCAGCAGTACCGAAAGCAGTATACGCGCGAGGCAGACCGCAGCGCGGAGGATGTGCTCGGCAAGGCGGCAGTGATGACGGGCGGGATGCCGTCCACGGCGGCGGTGGCAGCGAGCCAGCAGGCGAGCGACTACCAGATGAGCCAGATGACGGACAAGATCCCCGAATTACAGCAGCTTGCCTATAGCATGTATCAGGATAAATTGAGCGGCGACCGCGCCGACCTGAATACGCTCATCGGCCTTGAGGACAACAACTACAACCGCTGGCTGGCTGACCGCAATTACCTCTATCAGCTTGCGCGCGATCAGGTGGGCGACCAGCAGACGGCGGATGCGCTGGCGTATCAGAAGCAGCAGGACAAGCTGAACTATAACTACCAGAAGGAACGCGACGCCATCGATGATGCACGATACAATGCGGAATGGCAGTATAAATTGCAGCAGGCCGCGCAGCAGGCCGCGAGAAGAAATACCCGCGTCAGCACCACGCCTACGGGCGGCGGCGAGGCGGATTATGATGGCTTGTTCGCAGCGGCGCAGGCAAGCGGCTATCCCAAGAGCTTTATCTCCAACAACTATAAGAAGTACGGCTTTTCCTCTTCAAGCAGTTTGTATGACGATTATGAGAGCTGGCTCGAGGGGCAGGGCGGCGGCAGCGGAAGCGGCAGCAGCGGCAAGACACTGCCGCAGGGTCAGTTTATTGCTCTACTGAGCGGATTCAACACGTCGCTGAAAAACGGTGAAGGCGAGCGTATCCTTTCGACGCTCGACAAGGCATGGCCGCTGATGACGAGTGATCAGAAGGCAGAAATGCAGAAGCTGCTGACGCAGTACGGCTATTCCTACGAGGAGGGCTAAATGGGACGATTAGTAAAAGCGAATCCGGAAGTGGAAGCGAGCAAGGGCCAGACAACGGTTGTTGGAACCGGCACGCACGGCAGGCTTGTGAGAACGGGGGATGTGCAGCACACATCCCCTACGGGCAATGTGGTGCAGAAGAAGCCGACAGTGCAACCGAGCAAGGCGGCAACGATTCCCGCAAAGGCGAGCAGCCCCATGTTCCGCACGCGGCAGAATGTCGTGACGCCAAAAAATCAAAGCGCGCTTGCGCAGAATCTTGCGCAGGGGGCCTTACAGAAGAAGGACGCGAAGAACTACCAGAGCAAAGAAGCGTTCGAACAGCACGTGCAGGAGGTAAAAGCCCCCACGGTCGCGCAGCGCGTCGGCAACACCGTCAAGGGCGCGGCGAAAACCTATGGCGCGGGCTTTGTCAATCTCGGCGGCGTGGTGGCGCAGGGGCAGGGCGGCACAGCGATGTCACCGGTCTATCGCGCTCAGGCGGAGACGTTGGACCAGCAGATTGCGGCATTGGAAGCGACGCTGAGCGATCCGTCGATGACGGCGCAGGATATTGCCGACACGAAAGAGGCGATTGCCATCGCTCGCAGCGAGCGTGAGAAGTACGGCAAGATCATCGAGAGCGGGGAAAAGGCCGCAGTGGGAGCCTATGACATCGCTGACAGGCTGGCCGACAGCGGCGCAAAGGATATCAACAAGGCGAAAAGCGGGCTCGGCAAGGCCGGACAACTCGCCGTTGACGCGGGCGTCGCGGGTGCGCAGATGGGGATGGATATTGCCCTCACGCCTTTTATGGGCGGCAGCGCGCTCTTCCCGATGTTCATGCGCAGCGCGGGCGGAGGCGCGCAGCAGGCGCGCAGAGCGGGCGCAACGCATGAACAGCAGGTCAACTATGGCTTTGCGTCCGGCGCGCTGAGCGTGGCAACGGAGAAGATCGGCAACGCGGCAGGGCCGTTCAAGAAGATGTTTGGCAAAGGCTTCCTTGATGACGTCATCGAAAGAGCGACGCAGAATCTGACCCGCAGCGCGGCGGGAAAGATCGCATTGTCGTTTCTGGAAGAAGGCGGCGAGGAGGCCATCGAAGACCTCATTCAGCCTGCCTTGCAGATGATCTATAACGGCAAGACGCTTGGTGGGAGCTATAGCGAGCTGGAAGCATCGGAAATTCTGAACGACTTCCTCGTTGGCGGTATCCTCGGCGGGCTTGGCGGCGGCGTGGAGGCCATCGGCAACCGAGGTGGGCGCTATTATGACAGTCGTACCGAGCTGCCGAAGACGCAGACAGAGACGCGCAGCGACGCGGAGATTGTGAACGGTATTGCTGACCGGCTCTTTGCGCGCTACGACAGCATGATCGGTGAGAGCGGGCGAAAGGCGATTCGCGGCTCGTACCAGGATGGCAAGGACACGGCGCAGCACGTCGCGGACTTTTTGCCCGCCTACAACGCGGGAGTGGAGGGCAAGGCGAACCCGAACCCGACGAATGAGACGGCCTATGCAGGCTATATTGCCGGGCAAAACGACGCGAAGAAAGCGGCAGGAACGGGCGAGCACATTGACAGCCGCACGAAGGAAAACGTATCGGGCAGAAACGTGAACGCTTTCCAGTTCGACCACCCCGAGCTGCACAGCTATTATAGCGCGGCGGCAGAGCAGATCGCAGGTATCGCCGATATGAGCCTTTCACGCGGGCAGCAGAAGGGTGCACGGCAGCGGACAGCAAACGGATACCAGCGAAGCAATCAGATATTCGAGACCCCCGCCATGCGCAAGGCGATGGACGAGGGTCTGACGCGCACGCAAATCATTGATGCAGCGCAGCGCATCATCAACGATAACGGGCAGGAGAACGTCAAAGCGGCGAAAACGCTCGAGATCGTTCTTGACGACATGCTGACGAATGGGTACACTGCTGTTGATGGAACGGCGGTTTCCCCCAATACGGATTATATTGCAGCAAAGCAGCAGATCGCAGGCGCAGAGGCGCAGGCGACCGGCTTTGACAAGTATGTAACTGACAACCGCCTTGCCCTCGAGACAGGAGAGGTGACAATGGACGAGCTGCGCGCAGAATACGCGCAGCAGGAAGGAGCCGAACATGGAGAAGCAGTACATTTACGCGAAGGCAGCGAACGGGATAACGGTGCGAATCCCCGCGGAGAAGTACGAGGCGTGGAAGAAAGCACAGGACGAGATCAGAGCCGGAAGAAAGGGAGACACTTCGCAGACAGCGAAGCAGCTGCGCTCGATTATGGAGAAAAAGTAAGCACTGCGAGCTTCGGCATCGGCAGAGGCGCGGTCAATGACAGCGTCTATCTTGTGAAGAACGAGACGGCGGAAATGCGCAAGGCGAAGGACCTCGCCAAAGAGCGCGGTCTGCGCGTGACGTTTTTTGCCGGGAATAATCTGACGTTCCGTGACAAGAGCGGGAAAGCGTTCCAGGTGCGCGGCTACGTTTCAGGTGACCGCGTATTTATCCGTGCGGATCATCCGGAATTTACGTCGTACCAGATCATGCGGCATGAGGCCGGACATGATATGATCGCAAAGGGCGAAGTCGATTTGAACGAGGTACGCACGCGCATCGATAAGACCTTTACCAGCGGTGAGGTCGACTCCCTCTGCACGGCGTATGCAGATGCTTATGCCGGCACCGAAATGACGGCGCAGGAAATCTGGGAAGAGATCGTTTGTGATAGCCTCGGCGATATGAACATTTTCGCTGACAGCGAGATCAGCGATGCGGCAGCATTCCTTCTTGCACATATCAAGGTGGAGAGTGAAACCGTTGCGCAGGAAAGCACGCGTGCGCCGCCAAGCAAAATAAATGGCAGGGCGAGCATTGAAGAGGCTGCCGATGGCAAAAAATATGTCCGCGCCGACAGACAGGTCATTTTTGGAAATGACCCGCAGAGTTGGAGCGAACAGCTGGAAGACTATATTAACGGAAAAATCCGCCGTGGACAAGACGTTAAGCTTATCGGCGCGGATGGCGACGAATTGGCCCTGACTGCGACCTCGGCAGGGAAACTGAGCGACAACCACACCAGCGATGGGCGTACTATGAGCGAGGCGGCATTTGAGCGAAAAGTAAATGCAGCATCGCATATTGACGAGTTGGCGCAGATTTCTGTCAAGGGGGATAGAAACGTTGTAGATCATAACAGCCGCCATGGGGGCATGGCAAGTCGCGGGTGGAATTATCGCACGGCGTTTTTCAAAGATTTTGATGGGAAGTATTACAAGATCACAATCTCGACAGCGCAGAGTGCAGACGGTAAGATGATCTATAATATTGGGCAGATGCAAGAAAGAAGCATCCCCCAAATTGACGGCTCTTCCGCTGCGAACAGCGGCGCTCTGCGGGGGGATGCTTCTGTAGATAGTCTATCTCGTGGCGTACAAAATGTCAAGCTGAAGTTCAGCATGGAAACGCCGGTCGAAGAGACTGACAAGCTGATCGCCGTCCACAACAAGGATGAGTCCAGCATCATGTCCGCGCTGAAGCTGGGCGGATTACCCATGCCCTCTATTGCGGTGGTCAAGGCCAGCGAGGGCCATTCCAAGTACGGCCCCATCTCCCTGGTGTTCAACAAGGCCACCATCGACCCGCAGGCGGACAGCCGGAACAAGGTTTACGGCGGGGACGCCTGGACGCCGACTTCTCCACGCCTGGAATACGAGGTGAACAGCGACGCGGAGAAACGACTGCGGAGCAAATACTACGAGCTGGTGAAACGCGTCGGCTACGACAATGCCCGCCCCCTCTACAATTATGCCAACGAGCTGGAGGACGCATTGAACAGCAACGGCGGCGAGGCCGGGCTGCTGGAGCGACACAAAGATGATGCCCAGATGATGAATCTGTTCTTGGCAGACAGTGGCCAGAACATGGTGCAAAACATCAACACGGAGACCGTGACGCGGTTGGATGATGAAAAAATAAAGCTGTATGACCACCTTATCCAAAGGCTGGGGGAGGATGTCATCGGGGAGATGCGCCCGGTCGGTGGCGAAAGCCCCATGCTGGCGCGAAAACGCTGGGTAGAGGCACACGGCGCAGAACTGGAGGCCGCGTACAGCAGCTATCTGGCTGAACACGGCATTGAGAGCGAGGCCCTGCCCGCCAAGAAGCTGATGCCAGAGCTAGTCCGCGCAAGGAACTACCTGGCGAACGGGCCGGAGACCCGCCGGATGGAATTTGACGCGGAAGCAACGCACAAGGCTATCCGTGAAGCGGTTGACCCCGCAAAGTACGAGGCGTGGTTGCACAACCTTTTTGACGGCGTAGAGGGCCGAAAGGGCCTTTACAACGGCAAGGAGGTCATCGACCGCAACGGGAACAGGCGTGCATGGGGGCAGCTCCACTATGCCTACACTTTGGAGAATATCGTCAAGGCGATGCGGGATGCGCAGAGCGAACGCGGACAAGGCTTCTGGGGTGTTTCGGCTACCGGCATCCAGGCTCTTGCAACACCGAGCTACAAAAGCATCCAGGACATCAAGTCGGACAGCGGGCGGCTGGGCCTTGAGGAAGGAAGTGAATACGACGCAAAGGTAAAGCTGGTGGACGAGGCCATCAACAATGTGCTGTGGAAAATCGTTAAGAAAACCGGCGGCACAATGGACTACGACTATGCTGCCACGGCCTTAAAGAACGCTGCGGGCGGGAAAAAGACCGTGGATGCTATCATCAAGAGCTTTGCCGCTGACGGGTATAAAATCAGCAGCAAGACAGCGCAGGACATCCAAGGCATCTTTAAGGCGGCCCTGGAAATCCCTACGGGCTACTTTGAGGCAAAGCCCCAGCGTGCCGTTGGCTTCGATGAAGTCCTTGCCGCCGTTATCCCAGACAATAGCAGCGAGCGGCTGAAAGCCGCATTGCAGGATGCCGGGGTCAACACGGTGGAATATATCGCCGGAGATGAGGCGGACCGTTTAGCAAAAGTCAACAGCGTGAATGATGCGGCATTCTCCCGTGAGATCCCCGAGGCGAACTATGAAGCGTTGAAAGAGAAGTACGGATATATCCCTGCGGGCGAGCGCGCGTACCGAGAGGTACAAGTGCCGAAGAAAACGGCGGACGACAAATACGTCAGCCGCACGATCCGCACGGTGCTGGAAGCAAAGGCAACGCCGGACGCAATGGTGCCGACGTTGGAACGAATGGTGGCAAAAGGAGATTTCTCCTACGACCGCTATACGGACAAGCAGGCCATCAGTGACGCAGAAAGCCGCATCAAAACCGAAGGCTGGCAAAAGACCTTGAATAAATGGAAAAATTCCACCAAAGAGGGAATCAGCAAGGAGAATACGGCGATTGGCTGGGCGCTCTACAACAATGCAGCAAACAGCGGTGATGTGGAGACAGCTATCGATGTGCTCGACACCATCGTAAAGCGCCAGAGAAATGCGGCACAGGCGTTGCAGGCAACGCGGCTGCTCAAGCAGCAGGACCCCGGTACGCAGCTTTATGCGGCGCAGCGCAGCGTGGAGAACTTGACAGAAGATCTCAAAAAGCAGTACGGGGAAAAGGCCCCTGATCTGAAGATTGACCGCGACCTCGCTGAGAAGTTCCTGAACGCAAAGGACGACGATGCGCGCACCGAGGCGATGAAGGAAATCTATCGCGATATCGGCAGACAGATGCCGAGCCGCTTCATTGACAAATGGAACGCTTGGCGCTACTTTTCGATGCTTGGTAATCCACGCACGCATGTGCGCAACATCGTTGGCAACGTAGGATTTGTTCCTGCTGTCACGGTAAAGAACGTCATCGGCGCAGGCATTGAGAGCTCTGCGAACGCGGTGAGCGGCGGCAAAGTCGGACGCACGAAGGCAATCCTGACGACGAAGGACGCAGGGCTTATCAAGGCGGCATGGAGTGACTATGCCAACATTCGCGAGCAGGCTCTCGGCAGCGGCAAGTACAATGATAATGTCAATGTGCGACAGGAAATCGAGGAAGGGCGCACGATCTTCAAACCAAAGCTGCTGGAAGCGATGCGCAAATCTAACAGCACGGCGCTGGATGCGGAAGACGCATGGTTCTCCAAGCCGCATTACGCGGCGGCGCTGGCGCAATTCTGCAAAGCAAATGGCATTACCGCGGAGCAGGTCGCTGGCGGGAAAGGCATTGAAGCGGCACGCGAATACGCGATCAGAGAGGCGCAGAAAGCAACCTATCGAGACACCAATGCGTTTTCACAGATGATCTCCGATCTCGGCAGATACCGCGGGGATAACAAGATGAAACGCCTCGGAAGCACCCTCGCCGAAGGAATCCTGCCGTTCCGCAAGACACCAGCCAACATTCTGGTGCGCGGCGTGGAATACAGCCCTATTGGTTTCCTCAAAAGCATAAGCTATGACCTTGTGCAGGTGCAGAAGGGTAATATGCAGGCGACCGAAATGATCGACCGTGCCGCCGCCGGTCTGACCGGCACGGGGCTGATGATGCTCGGCCTTTATATGGCGAAAGAGGGCATTCTTCGCGGCAGCGGCGGTGATGACGAGAAGAAGAAAAAGTTCGACGAGCTGCAAGGGCATCAGGAATATGCGATGGAGCTGCCAAATGGCACGAGTATTACGCTGGATTGGCTTGCGCCGGAAGCGCTTCCGTTTTTCGTCGGGGCAAACCTTTACGAGCAAATGCAGGCGAACAACGGGTATCTCACTATGAGTGATATGCTTCAGGCAGCAAGCAACGTGACGGACCCGCTTCTTTCCATGAGCTGTCTGCAAAGCCTGAACGACGTTTTTGACGCGGTGGGGTATGCGTCCTCCGGGGACACAAACGCACTAACCAGTGCGGTAGCAAGCGCGGCGACGAGTTATTTGACGCAGGGTATCCCGACGGTCTTCGGGCAGGCGGAGCGCACGGGCGAAAGCGAGCGCATGACGACCTATACGGATAAGAACAAATTCCTGACGCCGGATATGCAATATGCGCTCGGCAAGGCCAGCGCGCGTATTCCGGGCGTTGACTACGGGCAGATCCCCTTTATCGACGCATGGGGACGCACGGAAAGCTCCGGAGGAGTGATCGCGCGGGCATTTAACAATTTTGCGAATCCCGCGTATACCTCGAAGGTAAGCGGCAGCAAAATGGAAGATGAATTGAGCCGCCTGTATGAGGCGACCGGTGAGGCCAAAGTCCTGCCGCAGCGCGCACCGAAATCTTTTACCGTGAATAAGGAAAACAAACAGTTGACCGGCGAGGAATACGTCAAGTACGCCACAAAGCGCGGGCAGACTTCCTATAAGATCGTCAGCGAGCTCACGGGACTTGCGAGCTATAAGTCCATGAGCGACGGCGATAAGGCAGATGCCGTTGCGAAAGCCTACGAATATGCCAACATCGTTGGGAAAATGAGCGTGAGCAATTACCAAACGGACGGATGGGCGGCAAAGGCCATAGATACCGTCAAAAAAACGGGCGTTTCAGAAGCCCAGTATATTGCGCTTTATCTGGCAAAAGGCGGGATCGAAAGCCTGAAGGACAAAAACGGGGATACCATCAGCAACAGCGAGGGATTACAGATCATGGAGCTTGTTTATCAGCAGAAGGGGCTTTCCGATAAACAGCGCGCGGCCCTATTTGAGGACTTCGGCGTCGGGAAGAGCATTCGCCACTGGAACCGCGCGCGGGTGGACGAGCAGCTTGCAATCATGAGGAAGAAAGCGGCGTAAAGAAAAAGAACCTGTCGGTGGTCCGACAGGTTCTTTTGCCCCGTGGTGAATTTGCGGAGGCGGCATGATAGGCTCAATGGAGAACACCATAAAAATAAGGGGGCGTGAAAAATGGACAATGCAAAGCACTACGATGACGCAGAGATCGCGCTGATCGATGCACGCTGCAAGAGCAATACGCATCGAATCAATGAGTTGCAGGAGCACCAAACGGCGCTCGACAGGCTGGCGACGTCGGTCGAGGTGTTGGCGACCAAGCAGGAAACCGTTGAGGGAGACGTCAAAGAAATCAAAGAGGATGTAAAGGCCATCACGGGAAAGGCGGGGAAACGCTGGGACAGTCTGGTCGACAAGGCTCTCGCGGCGCTGGCTGGTGCGTTTATCGCGTGGCTGATTTCTGGTGTAGCCCTATGAAAAAGCTGAGAAAGCGGGACAAGTACGTCATCGCGGCAGTGCTCAACCTCTGCTGGTACTGCATTGCGGTGCTCGTATTGACCGCGCATGACAAGGTAGTGCCGGATAGCCTGACCGTCGCGTGGTTCGCCGCGTGGACGGCGGAACTGGGGCTGCTGGCGGGAATAAAAATCAAGGGAAAGGACGAATAACATGAACGAATTACTGAACAAGAGAATCGCAAACCTTCTCAGCGTGAAAAGCCTTGTGACGATTGCGCTGACGGCGACCTTCTGCGCGCTGACAGTACAGTCGAAGGTGACGCAGGAATTCAACACCGTGTACCTCATGGTCATCGCGTTCTACTTCGGCACACAGAACGCCGCGGGCAGCGCGAAGGGAGAATAAACGCATGAATATCCGCAAATATCCCGCGAACGCGGGGAACGTCGGCGGCACGCGCGCGGCGAGCGGCATTCGCTACATCGTCATCCACTACACCGGAAACGACGGCGACACGGCGCTGAACAACGCCAAATACTACGCATCGAACGTGGTGAAGACGAGCGCGCACTACTTCGTGGACGAGAAAGAGGTCATCCAGAGCGTGGACGACCTGCGCATCGCGTGGGCGGTCGGCGGGAAGAAGTACCCGAGTTGCGCGCAGACCGGCGGCGGGACGCTGCACGGCCGCTGCCTGAACGCAAACAGCATCAGCATTGAGCTGTGCGATGAGAAGAAGAACGGCGTATACGCGCCGGGCGCGAAGACCGTCGCGCAGGCACTTGAGCTGACGAAAGCTCTGATGAAGAAGTACAACATCCCCGCGAGCAACGTCATCCGCCACTTCGACGTGACGGGCAAGCTGTGCCCCGCCTACTGGTCGGGCAAGGAAAACGCGGGCAAGTGGGAAAAGGAGTTCAAGAGCAGGCTTGCGGAGCCGGACTACCGCGAAATGCTCAAAAAGCGCTCCGGTCTGGCGGATGCGACGATGGACTACCTCGCCGCTTACAAATACGGCGGCGACCTGATCCGAAAGCTCGCGGCGATGAAGTAACCCGGAGTTGGAGCGGTCGAAAAAGTAAGGAAGGAGCGGGCGGCGAAAGCCACGCGAAAGCGCTCTGCAAGCCCTACACGGGCATGGACAGTCAGCACAGGTCAATCCGCGCGCAATTATCTTCTATGGCCCCCAAGCGGGCTGTGGCGTATATCTTATCGTTTGAGCTGCCGCAGGACGAAGCGTACTGCCTTATTGAATGCGATGTGCGCGGGAAGAGCCGCGTCGAAGTCGCGGAGACACTGCACGTCTCACCGGAGTACGTGAAGACGCGGCGACGCCGGGCATACAGCAAAATCGCGGACGGCATCAAAAACACATAAAGAAGAGACCCTACAAAGACCTTTTTCAGGCTCTTTGCGGGGTCTCTTTTTCGTTATCATTGAGACTATAAAAGGAGGTGCGCGCATGGGATATTTCGGCAACCCTTATCAGATGGGGTATAACCCCTATTCAGGATATGCCCCTGCAAGCCCACAGAACGGCGCAGGAGCGATGCAAGGCTTTGCGGGCCAAATTACCCGCGTGAACGGAAGAAACGGCGCAGAGGCGTTCAGGCTCGCTCCGAACAGCTCTATTTTGCTGATGGACGAGAACGACCCCATTGTCTGGCTCAAACAGACGGACGGCGCTGGGTATGCCACCGTAACGCCGTACACGGTCACACCGTATCAGGCGGCTGCGCCGGTAGACGTCAACAGCCTTGAAAGCCGAGTAAAGAGATTGGAGGAAATGCTCAATGCCAAATCCGATGATGCAGATGCTACAGGGAAGCAGCAGAAGACCAAATAATCCCCTTGCGATGTTGGGAGAATTTCGCAAGTTCGCAAGAGGCATGACGCCTCAGAAAGCGCAGCAGGAGATCGAGCGCCTTTTGCAGTCTGGGCAAATGTCTCAGGATCAGTTTCAGCAGCTTCAAGAGCAAGCGAAAGAATTCATGCAATTTCTGAAATAAGCCGGTGCGCAACGGTTTATTTATAAAATTCTTTTAGGAAGGAGTTTTGACACATGGATAGTGGTATGTCTCTCAGCGATATCGCCGCGGTCACCCGCGGTGCGAGCGATGAGAACGGCTGGGGCTCCGGTTGGTTCCTCATTGTCGTGCTCTTCCTCTTCATGTTTGGCTTTGGCGGCAACGGATGGAACCGCCAGGGCGAGTTTGGCCAGTACGCCACGGCTGCGTCGCAGCAGGAGATCCTTTTCGGCCAGCAGTTTGGCCAGCTGAACGACCGCCTGACCAACATCGGAAACGGCATCTGCAATCTCGGCTACGAGATGCAGGGCGGCATCGGTCAGCTGGGCAAGGAGGTCGCGCTCGCGCAGAACGGCACGAACATGACCATCATGCAGACCGGCAACGACATCCAGCGCCAGATGGCAGACTGCTGCTGCACCACGCAGCGCGGCCTTGACGCCATCAACGCCAACATCGACGCTAAATTCGCAGCGCTCGAAAAGAGCCAGCTCGAAGGCCGCATCGCACAGCTTGAGCAGGCCAACAACCAGCTCTATCTGCGCGAGCAGATGTGCGGTGTCGTGCGCTATCCCAGCGGCTACACCTACAGCGCGGGCAACTCCCCGTTCTGTGGCTGCGGCTGCGGCAACGGCAACATCTGACGCCCTATTCGGCGAGGCAAGCGGGGCGGCAACAGCTGCTCCGCTTTTTAATTTTTTTAGGAGGGTAAAAATATGAGTAAGTCTGCAATTTACACGACCAACGTCAGCAATCCCACCGTTGCGGCCGGCGGGATCGTGCCGGTCGGCTCGACGACGCGCCGCTATGGCTGCAACATCCGTCAGGACGGCAACGCGATTACACTGTGTGGGCAGGGCTATTACCTTGTCAATGTCAGCGCGACAGTCGCACCCACGGCTGCCGGTACGGTCAGCCTGACCGCACAGAAGGACGGCGTCGCCATCATCGGCGCTACGGCAGCTCAGACGGTCGCAGCAAACGGCGTGGCAAACCTCACTATTACGGCTATTATTCGTAACGCCTGCGGCTGTGACGGCTCTCTTCTGTCGCTGGCGCTCGACGGCGTGGCATCGGTCGTCAACAACCTTGCGGTCACGGTCGAAAAACTGTGAACGACGATTCAGATGCTCTGCTGCTCGGGATAATTTTGCTGCTATTTGCTAATGCCATAAATAATGTCGAAGCTGCAGAAAGCGAGGAAGAAAATGAAACTCATTGAAAAACTGTCGGCGATGGTCGACGAGGAAATCGAGGACGCGATGAAGTACGCGAAATGCGCCCTCGAGTACAAGGACGAACGTCCTGCTCTTGCGAAGACGTTTTACGAGCTTTCCGGCGAAGAGATGCATCACATGACGATGCTCCATGCCGAGGTCGCTGGCGTCATCCAGAAGTACCGGCAGGAGCATGGCGAGCCGCCCGAGGGCATGAAGTGCCTCTATGACTATCTGCACAGGAAGCAGATCAATAAAGCGGCGGAAGTGAAACGCTTGCAGGACATGTTCCGGGAGTAGACCTGTTAGGGATTTGTTAGCAACCGCGAAGGAATGAAGCGGAATATTGAAGCATTTAATCCTGCATTGTTACATTTATTCCGCTTTATTCCGGGTTATTGCAACATAATTCTGCAAAGCGCGTGTTCGTAGCTATTTCACACGCAGGAGGTCACTGGTTCGAGTCCAGCAGTCTCCACCAAAAAAGCCTT